TAAAGATGCAGAGGAACAGATAAAGGCATTGTCACATAAACATTTGATGGGTTATATTGGAAAAGCAGAAGATGTTGCAAATGCGATTGTTTTTTTGGCTGATAATGAAAAGGCGCGATTTATAACTGGAACTAACTTAGTTGTTGATGGTGGTGCGACAATTAAATTAAGTACTGAATAACTTATCAGTTTGAAGTTTGGAGGAAAGATCTTCCGATTTAGCTTCGTTGGATGAAGAATCTGTTTTTAGCATATGGAAATAACCAGCAAATGCTCACAAGTAGAAAGATGGTTAATTAAAATGATTGATATTGTATGATGTCGAACAAAAAAGCAATGAAATGTCAAGGAAGGAGACAGGATTCAAATCAAACTTTAATCTTTGCTGACTATCCAGAGTTTAAACCGAATCTGACTCCTGAACAGATATTTAAATCGGGTAGTTTTGGAGGTACCTATTTCAGACCAATATATAGTTCCATCACAAATAAACATTATGATAAGGCTTGGGAAGAATTTCCCCGTTCTTGGTTCCCAACTGATTTACAGTATGTTAATTCCCCTGTGTGTTTGGCTAAAAGTATCAATAAATATGGTGTCGCCAGTGGTACGAGCTTAGAATACTGGGAGCAACAAGGGTGGATAAGAGATATCGATCCTTATGGATGGGTACAATGGTATTGTAGGTTTTTTAATGGAAGGAGGTCAGATGATGATGAGAGACAGATTGATAGATGGAATAAAATTGCTGGTGAAAAATCCGGTCGTTGGCGTAAGAATCTTCAAAATAAGATTAAAAAAGCAGCCATTCCACAAAAGCTAGATAAGAATGATCCACAAGTCTTGGATGATTATAGTATAAGTCCAGTTATTAGACAGTTGTTATTACAATGGGCTTTTGAATTACAACATATTGACTAATGAATTAGTTTGTGCTCATTTAATACGAGGCATCTCTAAACATCTCTAAGCATCTCTAAGCATTTCTCGATTTTTAGTTTTTCTTCACTATAAATAGATTTATAGTTAAGTTATTTAGCAATTAATAATATCTGACGTTTATGAACGTTTGTATCCAAAAAACGCAGTTGCTTCATTCCAATAAGCCTCATTTCCATTTGGATCTACCAAATAGAATCTGCAGCTGTTACACTGATTCTTATTAATATAGTAATCACGATCGAGATTCATTAGAGTTGTAGCATTATTAATCATGAATTGACGGTAATCATAGCTAGATTTGAGATGGTTTTGTCTAAGAATAAGATCATGAACCTCACAACTCGGTCTATAGTCGGTAACAAGTCTTCCATCCGACATTAAAGGCGGACAATCTCTATTTTGTAAAGCATTGTTCATATCTGAATCTATATAATTTATAAACGATTTTAATTCTGTAAAGTTATTAGATTTATGCTAGCAGATCCACTGGATATTCTGACATATTCTCGATACTATGTAATTGTACATTATCAACTTCATCTGGAATGGGTCCATAATTAGTACAGTTATTAGATTCTTCACTCGGTTCAGAATTTGCACAAATACTCACAGGATTCCTCTTCTCAGCTACTATACTACCATGCGTACTCTGACTATTTGTACCATGTAATAAATTACTTTGATTTGGTTCACCTTTTTCATTGTTCATCTGTGTCTGTTGTTGCTGTTGTTGTTGCTGCTGTAATTGTTGTTGCTGCTGTAATTGTTGTTGCTGTTGTTGCTGCTGTAATTGTTGTTGCTGTTGTTGCTGTTGTCCACGTTGATCAGAATTTTTTCCACGCTTAGGTATTTGTTGAGAACCCTGAGAACCCTGAGAACCTTGAGAACCCTGAGAACCCTGAGAACCCTGAGAACCTTGAGAACCCTGAGAACCTTGAGAACCCTGAGAACCTTGAGAACCTTGAGAACCTTGAGAACCTTGAGTCTCATCTAAGAGCCTTACATTTCTCTCAAGTTCTTTTACCCTTATATTACTTTCGTTTAATCTGCAATAGAAGATATAAAACCCAACAATAATACTTACTAAGACTGCCACCCCTATTATCGTAAGATATTCCATCCTATATACGGTATATAATCGGCGTCCTTAATTTTGTTAAAGATTTTACGTAACAAGTATTTTAGTTGCCTTTTAATTTTTCCTGTAGTCTCTGACGTGCGCGCATCTTATCCATAGCCGGTGCTAATTTCTTTTCTTTTCTTACATATTGTTTAATTGCATATTCTGGTATGATTCCCCTCGTAAATGGGTTTCTCCTACCTTGCGATAAAATACCTGCGAATTCCTGCAAAGTAAAACAATATGTTTTGCCACCTTCTGTGAACGTAACTAACTTAGATTCAGGTACATTTTCATAATCATCTTCGATTATTCCATTATTACTGCAGTTTTTGTTTACAGCATATTTCTCAAATTTATAATCCTCATAATCATTACTAATTATCTCACATAATTGTTGCTTGTTCAAGTTATTTAAACGACTAATATCATCTTCCCCTATTATCTTTTCTACGATTATTCTAAGTTCTGATATTTCATAATTGTTATCTAAATGATCACACATTTGTCTCCAATTAGGTAAAGACATCCTGTAAATATCTTTTAATTTAACCCCTATACAAGTATGGTAAAAAATGATTCTTATTTAGCTTTGTTCCTATTATTTACTAAAACTAGTATTAAATGGAAATAACTTATAAAGCTCGATCATATTTTATTGAAAAAATCGAACAAGAAACCGAAGAGTCTTTAGCTGCTAGAGCTTGGTTTATTATTAAGCTATTGGACCCTACCGTTGGAATTGATAGAGGCGCTAACCCTACTTCCACTAATGTACTTAACCGTAAAACGACCAGTACGGTAACTCCTGTCGAAACAACATTTGATGAAGCAGTTTTATTATCCAAGTATTGGTATTATGTAAGAAAATATGACTGTAAATATGCACAAACTATCATGGAAAAGATTTCACAAACTGAAAAACTGCTCTATGTCTAATAATAACGGTATTTTAAGTGAACCAACGAACTTATGCCGTCTCAGAATCTTCAGAATTAATTCCTTTCTTTAAATACCAAGCTGCTTGTAGAAAACAGTCTGCTAGATCATCCTTTTTCTTATAAGTATCAAAGAAGGATAGTAATTCTGGTTGACTTCTAAGAATATATCTCAAATGCTCCTTGCCCATAGCCTTCGTTCGTGCATATGGACTCTTTTGTGTTAAATTTATGGTAGGACCATCATATAATTTTAATTTATTATTACTACTGATAAACTTAACAGATTTAATCCTGTTTCCATCTACTAGGTTTTTCGTATCTGTCATACCTCTCATAATAAAGTAACTGTAAATCATATAACTAAGATTCTTCATACGTGGATGTACCTTTGGTGCTGATGCAAAAACAGCAGCCTTATTTCCCTTAAATTTGTACGATCCAAATGCCGGTTGTTGTTCAATTAAGACTTCATCCACATCCAAAAAAATAGGATATTCATCTAATTTCTTAACCATATTAAGACAAAGTGTCTGAATTGGTATGCTTTCAGCCTTAGCAGCAGCAGGTATAGGTTTCGCATCTTCATACTTTCTCGCATGCACAGCACATAGGAAATTGTCGTTTGAGGTGAAAGAGGCTTTCTTGCCACAACATTTGCCCCCTTTGGGAATTATATAATTACAAAGCTTATCTTCATTATCATCTATGAGGTTAATTATTCCCCAATCAAAAATATGATATTTCTTAAGCATTATCTTTCCTATATTGGAATTGGAAGACGAGCTAGATTTCACTTCCGACGATCCAATCGTCATTACACAATATGCCAAATGCTTTATTCCAATATCAAAGCTAGCTACGATTCTCTCATTCTTGTTTTGAACATTTATAAGATCCGTTTTAACAGTTCGGCTAATTTTTGTTGGTACCCAAGTATTTTGACTTTGAACTACATCATTATTAGCAACAAACTGATCTAAAGGCTGCTCCAAGAGCTCTTCTAACTGTTTTTCCTCAAGATTAGCCTTCTCAACTACTTCTACATTGCTTCTTTGTTTTGTTTTGGGAATTCTCTTTATTTTAGCTGGTTCTTTTACTTTTTCTTTGACTTCTTCTTTAACTTCTTCCTGATAGATTGTGTGTCTTATAGGTATTTTCAATGGTGTTTTCAATGGTTCTTTTGGTGCTTCCAATGGTGTTTTCAATGGTACTTTCAATAATGTTAAAATGGGTTTAATGGGACCAGTTTGGCTATTTTGATTAGTTTGTGTATTCTGATTAGTTTGTGTATTCTGATTAGTTTGTGTATTCTGATTAGTTTGTGTGGTGATCTGAGTGTTTTGCTTATTAATGATGGGACTAATTTTCTTTACTACTTTGACATTGTTGGACATATTCCTTAAAACCAAATATATGATTAGTCCTATGCTCTTTTTTTGAATTTTACACGCACGTCCTTTTTTAATTTTTGGACATCCCAAAGTTTATTTGAGGTCGATCGAGGATTTTGTTGTTTCAACAAAACTGTAGAATAATTTGCATTTTTCTCGTGACCTCGAAAAATAGCCATTTATCGTAAACAGATAAAATTTACTTATGTGCATAAATTATTTTCTGCATATGTGCATATGTGCATATGTGCATATGTGCATATGCGAAAAAGTTGGATAGTCTTGTTATATTTTTTCGATAAACAATCGAGAAAATAAAATTTTATGATAAAACCCCCACAATATTTTTAATCTTCAGGTGGACAACACTTAAAACGATTGGCGAACTTGATATTTATACCATTACTTTGGGTTTGACTTTGATCTTGATTTTCTCTCCAGGTCTTCCAACAGTCTGTTGTTCCAAATTTTCATTACTAGCTGGTGGTAATTCCTCCTTGACTACCTGCTTTAGTTTGGGGCCCCTTTTGGTAACTGTTTTAACTTTTACTTTCGGATTTGCTAGACTATCTATACTTGTTGATGTAGTAGAAATATTTCCAGCTGATGTAGAATTCGTAGAATTCGTAGAATTCGTTGAATTAGTAGAATTGGTGGAACTATTATTGAAGCTCGAACTAGTGCTGGAATTGGAATTTGAACTAGAACTGGAATTGGAACTAGAACTAGAACCAGTCTTAATCTTTTGTTGTATCATTTTAATCATATTAAATAGGTGTACGACCATAGCTTCGATATGATAGATTGGCTTAGATCCTAATCTGATAGTATGATCATACTTTTTTGCGATTTTGATAATCTCATATTTATATTTGAATCCAGAATCTGGTATTCTAGTTAAGACCTCTTCAAAAATAAGTTTGATAATTTCTGTTGGAGTCACACAATTTACCAAGAGATCATATACATATTGTCGAATCGTAACCAAGATACTAAGGTTCGTACCTGTAAATATGCTGTCTACCATCATCTTTACATGTGCATGTATGTCTGATATTTCCTGTACAGAAATTCCATTGGGATCGGATAGTCTATCAGGCGACTTTAAGTTCAGAATCTGTAATTGATTAATTAATGTATTTAGATTCTTATCACTATATCTGATCAGACAATCTAAACTTTTGTCTGATATAGTGATATTCTCAGAAGTTGCTATGTTTTCAAGGATATTTTTAATATCGGAAGTGTTAGGAGCTGGAACTCTTAGTTTTAAACAACGACTCTGTAAAGGTTCTATCATATTCCCCTCATTATTCACAAGAAATATAAAACGACAACTTTTCACATAAAGTTCCAATGTACGTCTTAGACTCTGTTGTGCCTCCTGAGTTAGTCGGTCAGCATTTTCAACAACAATAACTTTATGTGAACCCACACTCATATCAGTAATACCTAGCTGAAGTTGCATTATCTTCTTTATTAAGTCTTGAATTATACTACGATCATAGACACCATGAATGCTAGGATCGATTTGAAAATGATAGTTACTATACAACAGCTGAAACTCAATTGGCTTATTGGAATATTTAAAACTAACCTCCTTCTTCTTTACCCTCATAACTGTAGGACCGAAACGTTCTCTCAGAAATAGCATGGCCCTGGTCTTCTTACCAGCTCCTGGTATACCACAAAACATTAGATGAGGTAAATCCTTGACTTTAGCTAGGTTAATTAGCTCTTTATTAAGTTCGAAATTGTAATCAAGGTCTTGTAGGGATTTGGGATAATATTTATCGGTGAAGAGCCTTGGATCAACATCTGTTTTTGTAGCTTCGGGACTTTCTACTACCGTTTCTTGAGTTGATTCAGGTTCCAGGGTTTGACTCATTATTATTTTATGATAATAGAGATTACATCATTCTAATCAATTTTCTCCATACTTTTTGTTTACGATAAAATGCTAATTTTTGTCATATAACTTTATTTTAGTTACTTTGCATAGACCATGTAATGTAGGACCCTAATATGCTTAGAAAATTATGACCGATCAATATTTTTAAAACCTTTGGGATATTTTGAGTTCATCTCTTTGTAAATGAATTCAAAGTATGTCATTACAGATAGTGGTGGTATACAGGAAGAAACTTACCTTATGAAATAATAGTAATACTTTCTTACAGATGTTTAAGTCTCCTCTAATGGAGCCAAACATAACGTAATATCACCCAGGTTACCCACCGGGTAGATAAAGATCAAGGGCAGATCATTCTGCATCAATATAGTTACAGTACTACCCAAGCTCGTACACTTCGTAAACTCAATCAGCTTTTCCAACATAAAGGTACCT